CATCTTCGAGGAGGTTGAAGAGGAATATATAGGCAACTTCATACGCGAGGTGACGGGCGTTCAGCCTGGTGCTCTTGCGGAGATGCACAAGGACGGAAACTTCGGTGCGATGCTCATAGGCTTTGCTCCGATGACTCTCTTCGGTGCGGGAATGTCTGCTGCCAACATGGCTGCGACAAACATAGAGGCGGCGAACCTCGGCAAGAAGCTGAGAGAGACTCTCGGACAGCATTACACTGAGGATGCCGTGTCACATATGATGAGTCTCGTGGACAATGCCGAGAACGCTGACGAGGTATGGAAGGCGATAGAACCGATGGCGGGTGCCCTCAATGAGGAGGAGACCACCATGCTCTATCAGTACGGAGCGTTCAAGGCGCAGAACAAGGCCATGCTCTTCGCACGGAAGGCGCAGGAGAGGCAGCTTGCGGATGCCAAGAGAGCAGAGATACAGCAGGATTACGGCAGATTCTGGCAGGAAGGAGAGGACGGAGCGCAGAGCGTTCAGATGGCCGACCTCAATGACGGACGAAGGGTATTCGTGCTCTCTGCCGCCAACGAGCAGGGAGAGATGGCTGTCGTTGACACAAGGACGGGAGAGACCGGCATCGCCAATGTCGCTGACATCAAGTCGGCGGAGCAGGACGGCGTGACATCTCCTCAGACACGTACATGGTCCATGGATGCCTTTCTCGACTACACCATCGCACTGGACAGAAGGTCTGCCGAGCAGACGAGGATGGTGAACGAGCGTGACCAGCAGATCGAGGCGTTGAAGTCCGGCATCACCGAGGGGATGGAGATCAATCTCGGAACGGAGGGCAGTCCTGTCATCATGCTTGCGACAGGTCAGTTCACGAAGGACGGAGTGCTTGCGGGAGACGCTTCCGGCAACATACACACCATCGGATGGGAGCAGGTGGCGGATGCGCTCGGCACTCCTATCAGAGTCAAGACCGACCAGGACCTCATCGATGAGGAGACCGCAGCCATAGCGGCAAGGAGGGCTGAGAGAAGGAAGAAGGCGGGCAGTGCTTCACAGCAATTGAGAGCGGCTCTTGATGAAACCGCGCAGCAGACTGCCGAGGTGGTCTCACTTGAGGAGAGACACATCCCGAAGAACCCTGACGGCTCCGTCAACGAGACGGCATTCTGGGAGCAGGATCCTGAAGGATACGCCCAGTGGAATGACGAGCAGAACAAGGACGGAGGAGCGGACACAATGAGGCAGCTTGCGGTGTCGAAGATGCTGCTGGCAGGAGTGCTCGCCGAAGCGCAGAAGGCAACGCAGACCTCCAATCCTGCAGAGAGGAAGGCGGCGGAGCAGGCGGTCCGCGAGATTCAGGACAAGATAGACAGATATACCGCGATTGAGCAGTCATATGTCGAGAGGGCTATAGCACCGCTCCGTGAGAGGGCGATGAAGTGGAATTCACTCACTGGCGCATCGGTCATCTTGGTGGAGAACGAGGAGCAGCTTGCCGAGATCTCGGGAGAGGCTGCAAGGCAGAGCACAGGAGGCGCAAGGGTGCGAGGATTTGCAAAGGACGGACGAGCATACATCTATCTTCCAGGAGTGCAGGATGCGGCTGAGATCGATGCCGTGTTCGTGCATGAGGCTGTGTCGCACCAGGGACTGAAGGGTCTGCTCGGACAGAAGGGATTCGATGAACTCTGCGAGCAGGTATGGCAGATGATGTCTCCTGAGATGCAGAACGTGTTCATCAACTATCCCGGAGTCAACGGCAACCGTCTCGCCGCTGCGGACGAGTACATCGCGCACATCGCGGAGAGAATAGGAACAGGCGTGGCTGACGAGACCGAAAGGACCATCTGGGAGAAGATCGTGGACTTTGTCCGCAACATCCTCCGTGCGATGGGAATAGAGGTGGGAATGAACGAGAGGGAACTCTCCGACCTTCTCCATATGGCATACGCAGACCTTGCCAGGAACTTGGGCGAGGCAGAGAAGATAGCGCAGCAGAATGCAGAAAGGAAAGAGGCTGTCGGTGCCGCTCCTACCACTGCAAGGCAGATGTACGATGAATACATCAATGAAGGACTCACTCCTGAAGAGGTGAGCCAGGGCGTGCAGAACGACTTCAATGCGGCAAAGAATGCATATGATGCCAAGGTGGCCGAGAAGCCGACAATCAAGGCGGGAGAGTCCACTGCATCGTTCATAGAGCGCAAGAAGGCATATAACGAGGAACTGGGCAGACTGGAGCAGGAACTCAGGATGCAGAAGGCCTTGATGGATGAGATTGCGAAGATTCAGAACACTGCGACAGAGGAGACTGCCGTGGAAGAGGCTCCTGTGGCGGAAGATAACCTTGAGGAGACTCAACAGCCGGATGGCTCATTCCGTCTATCGGCTGTTACATACAACGATTGGACCGACAATCTTGGTGTGAAACATACAGGAACAAGGACTCAGGTCATTGAGAGAATGAGGGAGATGAAGTTTACCGAGGCGGAGATCGATGACATGGTCAGCAAGATGGACACCGCCTATGAGTATATGGAGAAGCTCCGTTCGCTCACAAATGAGGACGGTACGGTCCGTTTCGATGAGTTCAATGCGTGGGCAGAGAAGACTCCTCTCTACAAGCAGGTAGGAAGAGACTATGTCAAGGCGATCACATCCCTGGTGTCAAATGGTGACTATCCTATCAATATGGAACTCACTACTGACTGCATCAAGCGAGAGGCATTTACAATGCTCCTCAATACTCTTGTGAAGAGAGGCGCAGACTTGTCGAAGATGGGTCCGGGCGAGATCGTGACCATCCAGAAGATGATGAATCAGTACGGCATAGAGGTAGCTTGTAAACTCTGCTTTGTGGAGGGCAAGCGACTTCAGATTGTCAACTGGGCATCGCAGATTGTGGAGGACTGGAACAATGCTCTTGTTGAAGCCGGAGTGACTACTGACGAATACTTCGGGTTTGGTAAGGATGGTGATGCATTCATCCCTGCAGAAGAGTGGAGAACTCACGAGAAAAAGGCGGAAGTAGCCAAGATGTTGAGACAGCTTGACGAAATCGGACTGCTCTTCCAGGGCATTGATCCTAAGCAGTTCAAGAGGCAGCAGGCTAAGAACAAGAAGGCTGTAGCAGAGTACAGGGTGAAAGAAGCAGAGAAGTGGGCGAAGAAGAACAAGAGACCTGCAAGCGAGTGGGTGCCTACTGAGAAGCAGGAGTCTGCTATGGAGAAGATGGCGAAGGAAGGACTTGCACCTACCTATGTCAACGAGAATATGGAGGAGTACAGGAATGCATTCAACGCCATGAGAAACGAGTGGCTGGAGCAGAACCCTGGAGCAGACCCTCTTTCGTTTACTCCGACCAAGAAGCAGTGGGAAGCACTCGGCAAGATCCGCAATAGGCAGATAGACACAGTAAGGGCGAAGATGGTTCGTCTCATCATGGAGTATCCTGAGATGAGAAAGAAGATGACTCTTAACGACCTTCTCGGTTCTAAGGGTCTGATGGAGATCCGTCAGCAGCATGGTCAGGCATATGCAGACCTCTATTCTATCATCCTGCAGAGATTCGGAACAGGAACACCGAAGCCAGTCCAGGATGCGGTACCTTACGATGGCGAGCTTATGACTCTTACCGAGTCGGCATTCAAGAAGGCAAACGAGATCGGTGGAGCACGACTCTTCTCGTTCTCGGACTTTGACATCACCAAGGTGTTTGACTACATGCAGATGTTCTTCGACCTTGAAGCGAACAGGCAGATGCTTCAGTCTTACACTAAGGAGGTGGCGGCTGTCATCATCTTCGGACGCAGCAACGCCAAGTTCAATATCTCCACTCTTGCAAATGCATATGTACCACAGGAAGTCCTTGACGAGTATGCAAAGGCGAAGGCTGCAAGGCAGAAGGAGATGAGGCATCAGTGGGCAGAAAATGCCGGACTTCTCGTGGATGAGGCAGGAAACATCACTGGCATCAACTTCTCCGAGGAGCACTCGGTATCTCCTGCATTCGCACAGCAGATATTCCACGATGATGCACGCAATAAAGACTGTGGTGCCATCATGGTTGGAGCATCGGTAAACCACGCTATCTACTCTGCTGCACAGGCGTGGATCAGGATGGTGATTCCTTTCCACCTTTCGGGTATGCCGAAGGCAGCGCAGGACAAGACAGATGTCAAGTGGTATTTCGATAATACTCCGTTCCAGTCTACTCGTAAGAAGACAAAAGAGGGATGGAGCAAGATCAGTTCATCTGAGGATACATTCAAGTTTTATAATGACATGAATGCTCCCGGATGGAACATGCGTGACAAGACAAAGCAGTACCTTGCATGGTGTAAGGAGAAAGGATTCCGACCTAAGTTCGATTGGGGCATTAACTCGGACTACTATCGTGCATATTGCGAGGAGCAGGGTTATGAGCCTAATCAGCAGATCATCGACATCATGGATGCCGACACGACTGACGGAGTATGGAATCAGTATTATAAGTTCCTTACTGACTTCACTGCATACAAGCCTGTATTCAACGAGCAGGGCGAGATGATCGATGAAATCCCATCACCACAGTTGCCAGTGCAGTCTAACTTTGATTTCTCGGAGATGGAGAGAGAAGTTCTCTTCGAGGGAGAGAAGAGTATGCTCGGACATAGAGAGGAGAACATCAAGAAGGCGGAGAGACATATGGATGCTCTCGCAGCTCAGGTTGTTCCATACCTTAACGGAGAGATTACCGAGGATGAGATGGGCTTGAAGGACAATGTATTCTACAAGTCTTCTACCGATGCGGAGAACTATCTGGAGGCTCTTGCAGAGCAGCAGGAGAGCAACACGCGACTGAGTGCGGTTAGAGAGTCTGCCGCAGAAGGAGAGGACATCCGCTTCTCTGCCCGCACAGACGAGCAGAGACAGGCTCTCTTTGATGCAGCAAAGGCAAAGTTCGGACTGACAAACAACTTCAAGGTAGCAGGCTATATGCTCCCGGACGGTTCGCTTCTTGACTTCTCTGAGGCTAACGATGGTGGTGACCCTAACCAGAGGTCTCTTGATCATAGAGAGATAGAAGGTATCATCATGGATGAGGGCACAGAGTACGACTCTCGTTGGATGTACCTTGCGGACTTCATGAACGAGGGTGCTATCCGTCTCCTTCCTGAATACGCAGGCATCAACCTCATGAAGGCTCCGACAAAGGAGCAGAGACAAAGGCTGATGGACTTCATCTACAAGTACAATGGCGAGGTGATCCTGGAGATTGCAGACGAGCGACTCAACAATGTGGCATATGTGGAGTATGGTCGCAGGACTTCTCCTTCACGCATCTTCCGTGACATTGACGGATACTTCAATGAGGGCATCGTGCCGGAGCAGGATACGCGCTTCTCAGTAATCGGCGAGGTAGGCGCACTCCGCGACAAGACTCCAGAGGGCATCACTCGCTTGGAGAACCTTGATGTTGCCAGGCAGATGGAGTCGCAGCTCAACCCAGACTGGTCTGCCAAGGAGAACGAGGCGGCACTGAAGATCAAGGTCGCTACAGGATGGGAGAGAGGAGCAGACGGACTCTGGAGATATGAAGTGGAGGATGTGAAGATTAAGCCTGTCAAGGATTGGGTAAACAGTAAGAAGAGACTCGTGTTGGGTGACATCCTTGAAGATAACATAATCCTGCAGTTGTATCCTGACATTGCCGACATCACCATCGTTAAGGGCAGAGGTCGAACAGACTGGGGTGCTGTTTACTTCCCAGAGGAACAGGAGATGAAACTGCCATTCGGTGCAGTCAAGTATTGGCAGGATGCTGTAGACACCTACGGGGAGAAGTATGCTGAAACACTACAGGAGTGCATTGACAACATGGTAAGCGACATCATCCATGAGGTACAACATGCTATTCAGCATAGAGAGGGGTTCGCAGCAGGTGGTAGTGCTGATACAATTGTAGACCCTGCGGGACAGCAGATAATTGATAATCTGATTGAGGAGTTCAAGGAGATTGCCGATGAGTTTAATTCTATGGGTTACTTTGAACGTGGATCTGCGAAGGGACAGCTTCTCAAATATCAGGCTGAAAGAAAGAGACTGGAGGTCAGCGATGCCCGCATCAAGTATCAGCTTGGAATGGCCGGTTATAAGAAACTCGGAGGAGAGGTTGAGGCCCGAAATGCAGAGACAAGACAAGGTTGGTCGGACGAACAAAGAAGGAATACTCTTCTTGCATCTACCGAGGATGTCGCTCGCAAGGATCAGACCTTTATCTTCAGAGAAGTCAGGAGAATTGAGGGAGAACTTCGCTTCTCCATCGCCAACGAGAACCAGGCAATCTTCGTATCCAATGCCGCAAGGGCAGTAGAAGCCATCAAGATGGAGAAGGCTACTCCGGCTCAGTGGCTTGCGATGATTGAGAAGAACGGTGGTCTGAAGGCTGGCGAGGACAAGTGGATGGGTCTATCTGACTGGCTGAAAGCATCGGACAAGAAGACTCTCACCAAGCAGGAGGTGCTTGACTACATCACTGAGAATACAATTCAGATTGAGGAGGTCAACTACGCTGAGATTGACTACTTTGCCGAGGACAAGAAATTCATAGACGCAATCAATGACGAGTTTAAAGCATTGAGAGCAGAAGCGGAGGAGAACGGAGAGTGGATTCATGATGCAGGAGACATCGCATACCAGCAGATGGTAGACAAGTACGGCGATGATTTCAGCATTGCATTCGGCGTTGATCTCGGCGAGCTATATGTGTCAAATCGTGAAGCCGCATCCGTAATTACTGGAGTTGATTTAGGCACAGAAAGAGCTATTGATGAGACTCGTATTAACTATACAACAGAAGGTCTTAGAAATTACAAAGAGATAGCTCTAACTGTACCTACTATTGAATCCTGGAATGAGAGTGACGAAATCCACTTCGGTGATGCTGGAAATGGTCGTGCAGTCGCTTGGGTTCGCTTTGGAGAGACTGAAGTTACTGTTCAAGATGAGACACAGCAGAGACTGAATGAGATATACGATAGGCTTGCCGAACTTGAAATGAAAGTATCTTCTACTGGAATTACTGAAGATGAATATAACGAGAGAGCAAGACTAAGAACAGAAAGAGACGAGCTTCAGGAAATAGAACCTAAGACTCAGCGAGTTCTTGTCATCGATGAAATCCAGTCTAAGAGACATCAGGAAGGAAGAGAGAGTGGATATAAAGTATCAAGGGAGAAAGCAGATGCTGAAATGGATAAGTTCATGAAGCGGATGCATGATAAGTATGACTTTTCTTCATCTACTCCTTTTGCTGAAGTATTCAATGAGGAAGAGATGCGTGAACACGCAAGGCTGTCTATGCAGCAGCATAGGGCAACATTTGGAACAACATCTGTTCCTGATGCTCCATTCGACAAGAACTGGCACGAGCTTGCCATGAAGCGCATGCTACGTTATGCTGCCGAGAATGGCTATGATGCTATCGCTTGGACTAAGGGCGAGCAGCAGGCAGAGAGATATGGTATCACAAAGGTAGTCAAAGATATCTACGTTGCTTCAAGTAATGTAGAAAGATACGTAAGTATAAAGACAAAAAGCGGAGATGCGATTGAGGTCCCTACAGAACCAAATAGCGATGTCATTGTATCCGGTGACTACAAAGGGCAGAGACTTTCGGATGTTGTAGGCAAAGAGCTGGCAGATAAAATCATTAGTGTCCCTGAGGGTACTGATGATTACATCTCAGGAGACGATCTCAAGGTCGGCGGCGAAGGCATGAAGGGCTTCTACGACAGGATGCTACCTGCCTTCATGAACAAGTACGGAAAGAAGTGGGGTATCAAGGTTGCTGATATCACTCTTCCTAATTTGGAGGAAGCAGGACGAGTAATGCACTCCGTTCCTGTGACCGAGGAAATGAAATCCTCAGTCATGGAGGGCCAGGTGATGTTCTCCGTGAGAAACACTCCTATCTCTCCAGAGGTCCGTGCTGAGATGGATGTCATCGCAGCCACTGCAATGGTCAACGGAAACTACATGCTCGCTCCTAACGGACAGCCTACCAAGCTGACCGCAGACCAGTGGGCGATGGTGCGCACCAGGAACTTCATCAATTGGTTCGGTGACTGGATCAATGATCCTGAGAACGCATCGAAGGTCGTTGACGAGAATGGTGAGCCGATGGTGGTTTATCATGGAAGCAATTGGAGACCGGCCCTCGAAGAGCCTGGCTTGGCAAAGTTCAGAATGCGTTCGGGTCTGATGGGAAGAGGTGCTTATTTTACCGATAACTTCACCACTGCAGCAGACTATGCCAGAGAGAAGTATGAATGGGAGCATTACAAGGAGGTTGATGAAGATTTTGTATATGACAATGGATATATCACTGAGGCCTTCTTGAACATTCGCAACGAGGATAATATCCGCGAATATTATGGCGAGACATTTTATCTTGCCACACATCCTTCCCAGATCAAGTCGGCCACCGACAACACCGGAGAATTCTCGGAGAGCGAGGATATAAGGTTCAGTGCATTGACATCGGAAGAATACTCAGAAGAGGGTACACGCTTCAGCGCGGTGACTGACCCTATGTTGGTCGCTCAATTCGAAAGTGAGCCGAAGGTCAAGGTGTATCGTGCGATGCAGATGATTGATGGCAAGCTCTATCCACCTATGTCGGCATACGTTGACGGAGTTCTTCGTGAACCAAGCGAATTGGGACAGTGGGAGCAGGCAGAGGAGAACACAATCGGAAGGAACAAGAAAGACCCTTCAAAGGTTGATCTCGAGCAGGGCAAGGGCGATGACGGAAAGAAGAGGAAGACGAGCGGAGTGCTGTATAATCCGTACTTCCACACATCCCTCACTCCGTTGAACGACCAGTTCTCAGGTGCGCAGACAAGAAGCAACCTTGTGATTGTTGAGACCGAAGTCCCTCAAAGTGAACTCACTTCAGGATACCAGGCGGAAGGTGCGGCCAACTCAGTCGGAATGGTGGATTGGCATAGCGGTCCTATCGCCGGAGTCCTTGCACAGTATGAGGGCAAGGGAAGGCAGGTCATCCTTTCAAGGTGGGCGAAGCCGATAAGGATAGTGCCCGAGTCGGAGATTGCAGACATAGCCATGAAACTCTTCGAGGGGACAACACTCATGGATGTGCCGCTTCCGTCTAATGTGTTCACTCCTGCCCTGAGAGAAGAGCTTGAGAGGAGGGGAATGAAGTTCGTAGAGACAACCAACAACGGCAGACTCGTCAGCGACAGGAGGAGAACGTGGTCTAAGACCTATGGCAAGAACGGACTTGCGAAGCGATCAACAGAGGATGTCCGATTCTCGGCAGTTTCCACTCCTGTAGACGATGCCATCGAAGACGGACTTGTGCTTTCGATAGAGGACTTCGCAAGGCTCGCCGGAGACATATTCTCCGTTCTTCCTGAATCTGTTCGCAACAAGGTGATGGAAGAGGCATTCAGGAACGGATTCGACATGCAGTCCGCAATATTCCAAATCCCTGCAAGCCTTGCAGGGAAGCGGGGATGGGACGAGGCTGACAAGGAACTGGCAAGAGCGATCCGTGACAAGGTGCAGGATGCGGTGGATGCAAGCGGAGTGGCCACAGAGAGACCGCTCACATCAAAAGAGGCGATATGGATGCTTTACAACGCTACGCAGCCTGTTGCATATGGTAACCTTATCGGAGAGGCGGGAAAGGCCCTTGCCGCACACAATCTCGGGTTCGACCCTAAGAGCGAGGCTCTGAAGGAGAAGACAGATGGGATGATGCGCTACAGCGTGGCGAGGGGCCGTGCCATCGATGCTGCAACTGACATGTACAACTATGAGGCCAACCTTTGGACAAATAGGCTTGCAGAGTCGTGGCTTGATATGCATAAGTCTGTGATAGCTCTTCAGAAAGCTCTTGCAGACGCATCTGGCAAGCCTATTGAGTCCTGGGAAGACATAGTGCTTGCGCTTAACCAGCTTTCTTCAAAGTCTTATGCGGACAAGAAGAAGTACATGCGTGACTTCCTCAAGCCTCTATGGGATACAATCTTAGATATTGTCAAATATGACCATGTTTCAATTGAGGATATTGAGAGGTATATGATGCTGAAGCACGGCCTCGAAAGAAACGATGTCTTTGCCAAGAGGGACGCAAGAGAATTCTATCAGGCCGAGTACGAAGCGGAAATTCGCAAGATTGATGCCAATAATTCTCTAAGTCCGGCCGACAAGAATGCGAAGAAGCAGGATGCAAAGCAGATACGAGATGATCATTTTACCGACATAGATGCCGGATTAGATGCCAAGTATCTCGAGTTCCGCAAGAAGGACTATGGTGGACTGACATCGATGTTTGTTGACTTTGATCAAAGTGCTGTTGGAAAGAGGTCCAAGTACAAGACCGAGGAGGCATATCAGGCTGCGGTACTTGCTGCTACAAAGCCTAAGTTTAGCGATGTCGCAGACATGGAAGATGCGGCCCGTGATGAGGTCGATGACTTTGAAAGCAGAGTCTATATGTATCGAGCTCTCTGGGACATGGTCAACGCCGCTACCAAGGAAACGCTCAGGCATCAGCATGCAAGTGGAATGATAACCACGGAACAGTATGATGCAGTGCGTGACATGTTTGAATACTATGTTCCGTTGAGAGGATTCGCAGACAACACGGCGGAGGATATGTACTCGTACTATATGGGCAACTCCGCAGGAGGATTCGCAAAGCCTCTCATCGCGGCCAAGGGAAGAAAGACCAGGGCGGAGTCTCCTCTCGGATGGATCGGAACGATGGCGGAGTCCGCAATCCAGCAGGACAACAAGAACGATGTGAAGATGCGGCTGTACTACGCCCTTCTTAACAGGCCGGACAACGGACTGCTGTCAATGTCCGAGACATGGTATGAGTATAGCCATACGGATTCTGTAACAGGCAAGAAAGTGTTCGTGCCTGCGTTCCCTCCGGCAACAGGAGGTGTTCTTAGCGCGGACAAGATGAGGGCGCACATGGATGCATGGGAAGCTGGAATGAAGGCGAAGCAGGCGGCAGGGCAGGCATACAAGGCATCGCAGAAGATTGACCTGAAGGGTAGTGTCATCTTCCAGGATATCAAGGAGGAGAAGGAACACATCATTCAGGTGAGAGTCGCTGGCAAGGAGTACAGCATCATCGTGAACGGCAATCCTCGTGCTGCTCAGGCAATCAACGGACTGCTGAACCCGGATGCGAAGCACGGACCTTTCCGTGATGCTATCGGATGGGTTCGCAGAGGAATGTCATCACTGATGACTTCGCTCTCTCCTCTTTTCTGGGTGTCCAACTACCAGCGCGATTTCCTCTCATCTACGATGAGAACATCGCTTGAGTACGGATGGAAGGAAGCGTGGAACTACTTCAATAACAGAAGGAATGCATGGAGAGTTGCCTCATACATCAATAAGTATGAAGAGGGTACTCTCGGTGACTCTTACTATGAAAACCTCTACAAGGAGTTCGCGGAGAACGGAGGCATCACGGGATACACCGTGCTGGCAACGAACAAGGAGTATGAGAAGATGCTCGAGGACTATGCGAAACACGTGGATCAGAAAGTCCTGAATTTCATAAGGAACATATGGGACAAGTTTATGGGATTCGGAGAAGCCATCGAACAGGTGTCACGCTTCGCGGCATACATCACTGCCAGAGAATCCGGCAAGTCAATCGAGGAGGCTGTATCCGCAGCAAAAGAAGTGTCCGTAAACTTCAACCGCAAGGGTTCGGCAAGTCCTATATCTTGGGATGAGTCTGGAAAACTGAGGAAGAAGAACGGCGATCCTCTCAATAGAGCGGAAAGAATTCTCGCATTGATCTTGTCGGCAATGCCAGGGGCGATGAAGGAAATGTACTTCTTCTTCAATGCATCCGTACAGGCAACATCATCTTCATTCCAGAAAGCAAAGAAGAGTCCTGGCAAGACAGCTGCATGGGCGGCGTTCATCTTCGGAACGAGTCTTGCCGTGGCTCTGATGAACAACATGCTTGCAGATGACGATGACGAGGAGTATCTTGACCTTCCTGACTACCTTAGACAGAGCAATATCCTTATTCCTGTAGGTGATGGATATTACATCAAGTGGAGCATTCCGCAGGAGGTGAGGCCGTTCTATTCGATGGCCGACATCCTTGTGAGCAAGATAAAGGGCAAGACTCCTCATAAGAGCGCATGGCAGGTGGGCAAGGAAATGGGACTCACAACAATGCAGTGGCTTCCTATGAACCCGTTCGATGCCGAGGATCCTATCCTGGCATTCGTGCCGGACTGGATTGCACCAGAGGTGGAAGCGGTAATGAACAAGACTGCATTTGGTGGAAAGATCTACGATGACATGATGTTCAAGCCGGAGGCGGTCAGGGAGAACATCCCTGCTTATCGCAAGGCAACATCCAAGACTGGAAAAGTCTATGTGGAAATGTCTGAACTGCTGAATGCAATCTCAGGAGGAGACGAGGTGCAGAAGGGTGCGATAAACATCAATCCTGCAGTGGTCGAGCATCTTGTCGAGGGACACCTCGCAGGAATGTATGATCTTGCCAAGATGGTGGTTTCTCTTCCGATGTCAATACTCCGTGGCGAGGATGTTGAACTGAGGGATATTCCGTTTGTGAACAAGGTGGTGATGTCGGCGGATGAGACCAACATGCACTCAAGAGTGAACGAGGCGTTCTACTTCTATCAGGACATCGCTACCAACGCCAAGAGAGTGGAGAAGGAGTACAGCGACCTCGGAATGTCTGAGAAGGCGGCCTCGTACAGGATGACGGATGACTGGAGGATCCATATGCTGTTCAAGCAGTACGAGCCTGACCTCAAGGAGTATAAGGACAAGTTGAAGGATGTGACGGATGAGGGGGAGAAGGATCTTCTCCTGGACGGGCAGAATGTGATCCGCGAGCAGCTCATCAATGACATAGCATCAGGCAAAGACCCTGATCCGGTGACCGAGATTCGTCTTGGAATCAAGGCGGCGGAAGAAGAGGTAAAGAGAACCACCAAGCCTTACAAGGATGCCGACAAGAGGGTCAAGGCAGCCCGTGAAAGGAAGGATTACGAGGCGAAGGCAAAGGCACAAAAGGAGAGAGATTCCATCAAGCGCACTGACGAGTACAAGTCGGCAAAGATAATGGAGAAGGAGATCAAGGAACTGAAGAAACGCCTTGATGGTCTTGGTTCGGAATCTTCTCCTGCTCAGCGAGACTCGGTGATAGGCGAGATTGAGCGAGACTATGAAGCCTTGATGGGCAAGATAATGCGATCTTCTTCAGAATGACAAAGATAGACCTATGACGGAAGAACGAGTGTTTACCTTAGCGGGTGAACACTTTTCTTTTTATCATGATAAAGAGCAGACGAAATCCAAGGAAATACAGCAGGGCGGAGATGGACACCGTCAAGGCGAGGAGGCGGAAGCTGGGCATAGACCCTCAGACCGACCTTCAGCTCCTTGAGCGGTGCGAGACGCTTTGGAACAATCTTCAGCAGTTCCGAGAGAAGAGGCACAGGGCGATCACGTTTACATACGGAGACCAGTGGGCCGACTTCATAGAGGTTGACGGAGAGGTGATGACCCAGAGGGAGTACATCACCCGTCAGGGCAACGTAGCCCTCCAGTCCAACCAGATAGCAACCAAGGTGAACACCATCGCGGGTCTTCTCGTCAAGGAGGACAGCGAGCCGGTGTGCATCGCACGTGACCGAAGGGAGCAGCAGTACGGAGAGGTGGTGACTACCGCCCTGCACGCCAACTGCGCGAAGAACAAGATGAGCATGCTCTACATCAACGCCATGCAGGACTTCATCATCGGAGGACTTGCTGTCATGCGAGAGACATATGAGTACAGGAAGGGCAGGAAGGATTCCTGGACCGACACGGTCAATCCTAACTACCTCTTCTTCGACTCGGCGATGAAAGACCCGCGCATGTGGGACATCAGCCTTATCGGAGAGATCCATGATGTGCCTTTCTCCGAGCTGTGCATGAGATTCGCCAAGAGCGAGAACGACTATGCATTGCTGAGGGACATATACAGCACTGCATCGTATGAGTTCGGAGGCAACGACATAGATGACATCACAATGAGGAACGACATCTCGAGGCTTGACTTCCGTACTCCTGCCGACCGCAGCCTCTGCAGGGTGTACGAGGTTTGGACCAAGGAGGTGAGGCCTCGCATGTGGGTGCATGACCCGAGCAGGGGAACACTCGAGAAGATAGATGCCGATGACGCCAAGGCAAGGGAGTGGATCAAGGCCGCCAACGAGGGAAGGAAGGTGCTTGCCTCACAGGCAGGATGGAACGATGCGAAGCAGATCGAGACGCAGTTCTTCATGGACACTTTCTGGTACTGCAGATTCCTCGCGCCTGACGGATCGGTGCTGTGGGAGGGAGAGTCTTTCTACCCTGACAGGGAACACCCGTATACCATCTGCGCGACGCCGTTCATAGACGGAATGATCACCGGCTACATCACTGACGCCATCGACCACAACATGGCGATGAACAGGGCGCTCGCCCTTCAGGACTGGCTGATCAGGGCGCAGGTCAAAGGAGTGACCATGATTCCTAAAGCCCTCGTTCCTGACGATATGTCATACAAGGAGTTCGCCAGCCAGTGGACATCCATTGACGGACTCATCTTCTACGAGCCTAAGCCGGGAGTCCCTCAGCCGAGCGTATTCCACGGCACGGCGGTCAACTTCGATGCCGCAAGGCTCGTTCAGATGTACAAGAGCCTGATGGATGACTCGACATCGGTGTCGGGTGCTATACAGGGGCAGCCAGTCAAGGCGGGTACATCCGCCGCTCTCTATGCGCAGCAGACAGCCAATTCGTCAACGCCTATCGCATCTCTGCTTGCCAAGTTCCATTCGTTCATGGAGGATGTGTCCACGAAGAAGATGAAGAACATCGTGGCATTCTACGATACGAAAAGATTCGAGTCCATCGCCGGAAGAATAGACAGCATCTTCGATGCGGACAACCTTGACCTGAACAGCATCGCCGACATAGAGTTCGACCTCAGCGTGAAGGAGAGCACGGAGACTCCTGTCTACAGGATGATATCCAACGACTACCTCATGCAGATGTTCCAGATGGGAGCGATCTCTATCGAGGACCTTCTCCAGTACGGAACATTCCCGTTTGCGGACAAGCTGCTTCAGGGCATCGAGGCGAGAAAGGCGGAAGCCCAGGCGGCGCAGCAGGAGCAGATGCCGGGATCGGCTCCGCTTTAGAAGCCACGGCATATATGAAGAAGGGAGACATCAGTGCGATGCCTCCCTTCTGTTTTAATCAACGAGCTTCGCGTTCTGCAGAAGCAGCTTGATGAACGCCTTCCTTCTCAGCTCCCTGTCCCTCGGCGTCATCGCATCCTGCTCCGCCCTGTTCGCGGTGTGATACCACGCAGCCTCCTTCAGCGCGGTCACGCTGTATTGCTTGTTGTACACATGCAGGATCCTCTTCGCCCTGCGGAACTCGGACCTGTTGTAGGTTCGGAGCACCGTTCCGTTGATCACTCCGTTCGAGACATAGATCATCTCCTTGTCCCTTGCATGTCTCTCTTCTGCAGCCTTCACCGCCTTGCGGTAGATCCTGTTGCCGTAAGCCGTGACCGCCATGACGGCCAGCTTCCTGAAAAATCTCCTGATTCTCTTCATGTCTTAGAAATTAGATGTGTTGTTTGAACTTATATGTCTTTCGTGATATGTCTCGTTGTGCTCTATCCATCGAGGCTTCTCCATCTCCCTGAAGCACACCCACATGGCAATAGCCGTACACATCAGCATATCGTCATGGTTGCCTTCGCCCGCAGGAGCGGCGAACTGCCCCTTGTCGTTCTTCTGGTACATGGCCATCTCGTCAAGGCACGGCTCCCACCTCTCCACATAGAGCCGGTCTCGGATGCACTCCTGCAGAAGGGCCACGAGTCCCGGCTTGGTAGCCGTGTTGGTGTGGAAGCCCCATTTCTTCGGCTCTCCCTGCTCGATCTGCTCTGCACTCTGCTTCCTGGCGTACAGATTATTGTACAACCCTGCGATGGTGTCAAGGATGTATTCCAGCATGTTGCCGTCCGTATCCCTCTCACGGTCATTGGTCTCGAGCGTGTTGGACTCGAACACGAGCAGGGCGTCATTGTACCACTTGGCGAGACGCATGGCATCGTAGGCGAGGAGGTCGTGGTCGGTGTGATAGCGCATCTGCGCCACAAGCTCCGGCTTTCCGTCCATCGTCATCATGAACCTGTCGAACACTCGGATGACCGACCAGTCGGCCTTCCTGCTGCGTCCTCCGACATCCACCACCACGAGATACCTGTTGGAGATGTTCGCCTCCTTGTCCGGCTTCTCCCATATCTTCAGCGCTCCCTGCCTCTTCTGTATGAACCTTATGTTCTTCAGCACTCCCGCTCCCTTTCCGGCATCGCTGACAAGCTCTCCCTCGAACAGCGGAGCCTTGCAGGTCTTCCTCATAGCATCCACCTCGCGGAAGTCGAACACCTTCGTGCCCGAGAACTGGAACGCCTCTATGTCATCGGACGGAGCCTCGGAGGCCATCAGAGCGTAGTCGTTGAACGAAAGCCTCTTGTACCTGTACCAGTTGATTCCTTCCAGGGTCGCTCCGAGAGTCCACAGCCACCAGTAGTGCTTGCCGCTGTCCTTCCACTTGCCCGAAGGATGCTCATCGTTCCTGCCCTCCCACAGCCATCGCACGAACTCATCCTTGTCATCTATAGGCAACGTGTCGTGCGGAATGAAGAACCAGGGGATGAACACGGGGTTGAAGTTGGAGAGGTCGTTCTTTGCATCCTTCCATGTCTCGTGGAAGAAGTTGCCCGCTCCCTTCGGAGTGGACTCCATCACCTGCATCGTGTAGGCCATCACGGGGATACCTCCGGCGATGGAACGGATGAGGTCACCCGGTCTCCTCTCCGGGGTGTCCTTCCACACTCCCGTCTCGGAGTAGTGCGCTCCAGAGGTGGCGAATCCTCGGATGCCGTCCGGCTCGAGGATCGTTCCCACATATATGTCATGGTCCCTCACCCTCTGCTTCTTGCTGTCGCGCAGCTCGTAGCAGGTGTCATCCACATTGACAAGGCTGATCTTCTCGTCCTCCGGCAGTCCTATGTCCCATGCGGGATAGGTCTTCATCGCCTGCGTCAGCATCCTCACGATGGACTTGGCTACCGTCTTGTTCTGTGCGGCCACAACGAATGAATGAGACTCCCTCCATTTGAGCGCGAGCCACATCTGGTAGAAGATGGAGAAGGTCGAGCCTCCCCACTGACGGGCCTTGCAGATGATGATGTCTATCGGCTTGCCCGCCTTTCTCAGCTCCTCGCACTTGAGGAACACTATCACCTGGGCGTAGTTCAGCTTGAACCTCACTCGGCCTCCCTTCTTCGCCTTGATGCGGATGCACATGTAGGCCCAGTGTACGAAGTCATACTTGTGCCTCAGCCTGCGGAGCATGATCTCCACCTCATGGAAGGTGGGCGGCTCATCCTCGAAAGGATATCTGTCTATGAACGACTGGATGCTTCCGTATTCGAGGATGTTCCTGATGAGCTGGTTCTCCATCATTTCCTTCGGCACCCACTGGTCCGGCAGGGCGAAGTCTGGGATATGCAGCAGCACCCTGTCTCCCGGAGCGTCCTTTCCGGTGACAGGGTCGAACTCTGCGAGAAGCCTCTTCATGCGGACTTCATTCTCGCGGAGCATCTCACATATTCTCAGTGTATCGTCTGCTGTCATTTACCGTCTGTCTTATTGTCCTTCCTGCCATCGCCACGACCACTCCCAGTCCCAGCGACACCACGTGCGTCAGTGCCGACACGTTGGGCAGAAGGAACATCACAAGAGTGACTGCGAAGAATGTTATGGTATTTGGGTGCCTCCACCACGATGAAGAGAACGGAGGCGTCCTCAGACCTATGGTGGCGAATATGATGTTGGAGAATCCTATTGATGCGGCAGGGGAGCAGAAGAAAGCGGCTGTCGCTATGACATATGCCGCCGCCATCTCACGGACGCTCCATCTGCGGAAGACGAACCACACCGAGAGGCAGTTCACCGCAAGGTGCAGAATGCTGCCGTGGAAGAAATGATGGACCACCCCGAGCGCAAATCCCTCTGCCTCCGGTAGGCCGAGGATGAAGTGGACCGCAGCCAGCAGTATTATGATCGCATGTCTCATCGCGCCATCCTCCTTATCTTCTCCCTGTTGTGACGGGCCATCTCCCGGTTGATTATCCTTGTAGCATATCTGTTGGACACGTAGAATTCGGGAGCGGGCATGTCCACTATTATCTCGCATATCCTCTCCCTCATCCTCTTCCCCTTGAAGGCGTTCTCCTCATAGTCCCGGTACAGCCTCTCAAGCTCCTTCAGCCTCTTGCGTGAGAGGGGATGGAGACCGTCCACCGGCTTCCCGGCGAACACCCTTCCCAGGAGCAGGCTGCAGACCTTGGACGATATGTAGAACCTCGGTGCCGGATGAGTGCGCACGAACTCCACTGCCTCCCACTGATTCTGGAAGACATTATTTCTAAGAGCTTTCTGATATGCGAGAAACAGATCCCTGTCTCTGGCAACCTTTAATTCGGTGTCTTTCATAGATTGTATCTATTCAAATTTACCGAGGGTTGCCCGAAGTGGCAAAGATAGACCTACAGCCCCGTTTTCTTATGATAGATTTGTCGAGTGGAATAAGTTAAATCCAATTCAGTATGGCTAAGGAAACAAAAGAGAATCAGGAGGTTGCGACTCCAAGAGAGAGGGTGAGAGGCAGGCTTGCTTCAAGATTCCCCGATAGAACCTTCGTGGGTGAAGATGGCACAGATGACACAGATGCCATAGACTCGTCCCTTGACGAAATGCTCGGCGAATACGAGTCGAGAGAGAACGAATACAATGTCAACAGCAGGAGGCTTACGGAGCTGTTCGCAAGCAATCCCCGCGCTGCGCAGATGTTCATGGCATGGGCCGGAGGCGGCGATCTCATGGAGCATCTCATCGAGAATTTCGGTGACGAGTTCCTTGATGCGCTTCAGAGCGAGGAGGGAAAGGCCAAGTTCATCGAGGCTCAGAAGAAGTGGCTGGACAAGAGCGAGGCGACCAAGAAGGCCGACAAGGAGGCTGAGGAGAACTTCTCAAGATCGGTGGAGACCCTCAAGGCGTTCCAGGCGGAGCATAACCTCACCGATGAGGAGGCCATCGCGGTGTTCGACAAGGTGCATAAGATCGGAACGGACATGGTGATGGGCATCTACGAGGCCGACAGTTTCCTGATGGCCTACAACGCGATGAACCATGACAAGGATGTGGCTTCGGCAAGAGCTGAGGGCGAGGTGGCCGGACGCAACGCGAAGATCCGCACCCAGATGCGTTCAGGCGAGGACATGCCGCCACTTCCGCCATCACTCGGCGGACAGGGCGCATCGGCAGGGGCAAAGAAGCCTGCCGCGAAGAGAAGAACGGCAGCCGACATGTTCGGACTGAAATAGAAGAAAACCTTTTAATACTTGTTGTATGAGGATTTTAGATTTGATTAAAGGGCACAAGATCAGCATTCTGTCATTGCTTCTTGTTGCCGTAGCTGCGGCACTAGGTGCTGACAGCTCATTTGCTATGGCAGAAGGCGTGGTCGTTACTGACGCGAAGGAGCACCTCTCTAACGAGGATGCTGGCTTCGAGGAGGATGACAAGGGTCTGCATACCGTAGATGACGGTGCGGCAACCACCACCAAGGCGGACGAGACCGACTTCACCGAAGAGGAGATAGACCGACAGATCGCGCAGGCGTTCCTGTTCAACTTCCCTCTCCAGTATTACATCGTCAACATGGCCCGTCAGCAGCCGGTGAAGACCTACCATCCGACACATTATCGCAACGGTTCGGCAAAGCTCGACCTCGAGACTATTAAAGACATTGTAGCAGAAGGGGGCGATGGCGTGACAGAACTCTATGTCGATATCAAGCAGGGTTCTGACGACACATCGAATGTCTCTACCAACCTGAAGGCGTTGAAGGTGTACTCGACAGTATTCTTCCGCGATGTGCCTGGATATAATCCTAAGACAGGCGTCCAGAAGGGTGACCTCATGGGTTATGTGACATCTACCGACAACGGTGTTGCGAAGATCCTTCTCCTCAATCCGAAGGGCGCGAACAACGATGCACCGCAGACCACTACCATCCCTTCAGGCACCAAGATCTTCGTAGGCGCTTCGGCAGGTTCGGAGACTCAGCTCATCGTACCACCTGACAACACTCAGCCTGTTGCAACCCAGGTATACCTGCAGAAGAAGCTCTCGAACATCATCTGGTCTAAGGACTGGGAGGCTACTGCTAAGAAGGTTGACTTCGCGCAGACCGACCTCCGCCAGAACGCGCTCTGGATCTTCAAGTTCAAGAACGCCGTGTCACACTGGCTCGGAACACAGATGGTGAAGAACATCGATGTAGGCGGTGACCTCGGCGAGGAGAGAGTATACTTCGAGGAGGGTCTCCTCAACCAGGTGAACATGATGTACTCATACGATCCTGACCAGCTCACTCCAGAGGACTTCAACGCTATCGCTCGCATGCAGTTCACACGCTTCTCAAAGAACAACCACGCAGTCGCATTCTGCGGTGCGGGATTCCTCGAGAAGATGCAGAACATGGATGTGCAGAAGGTGCAGACAGTATCCACCAAGAGCGTTGAGATCACAGGCGGCCTCATCGTGAAGAGATGGGACAACGTGTTCGGAAACATCGACTTCGTATACGATCCTATCTTCTCTGAACTCGGATTCGAGGACTTCGCATTCATCTGCGACATCAAGGAGCTTACACGTTATATCAAGAGAGACGAGAAGGCTACTACCCTCGATCTTGAGAAGACATCGGATGCACGCGAGGCTAAGCGCGAGATGACATCGATCATCGACTGCGTTGCGACACGCGGATACAACAACGTGCTTGTCGGACCTTCTACCCAGGTGGGCAAGGCAAGAGACCTCGGAGCAATGGAGACCATCATCACTCCTGTCGAGTCAATCCCTGAGTCACCGAAGGATGGCGATGTGATCTACCTCAAGAAGGCTAGCGGAATGTATCCAGAGGGCGCGCTCCTCGAGTACAACGCCGAGACAGGCGAGTGGGGTGATTACTCAGGCACTCTTTAGTAAAGTTTAACCGGAATGGGAGAGTCATTCGGCTCTCCCTTTTTTAAATCAACACAATGGCACAGGTAAAGATATACGAGATGCCTGGATGCATCTCCTGCAGATTGAAATTCACATTGGGAAAGGCGGTGCCTTTCGAGGCATTCTTCGATGGTGGAATACCTGACAAGAACTATCCTGCCGTATATGCGGCAAGAACCATAGGACAGCAGCTCGCCATCGAGAACAGCGAGTATTTCAAGAACGGCAAGATCAGGCTCAGAAAGGACAAGGGCAGAACCATCAGGGTTACGATGAACACAACATCACCGGCTCCTGCACCGACTCCTGCACCGGCTCCTGAAGTCAGCAAGAACGATGAGTCCGCTCCGAATCCCGGAGAGGAAGGCCTCCTCGAACTGAAGCAGCACCCGGAGATCACCACACTGGTGGACGCGACCGCCTTCCTGAAGAGCGAGTTCGGGGTGTCGGCAAGCAGGCTTAAGACCGAGGCGAGCGTACTTCGCGTGGCGGAGGAGAAAGGAGTGTCATTCCCTAACCTTAAGTAAAGAATACGATGCAGCAGCTTGGCATAAATGCAGCGTGCATGTTTGTCCGCACCGTCCTGGATGAGCTAACTAGCGTGGACGACACCGGGATGGAGGCGGACGATGACGCTCTTGACATACGCAAGATTGTGGAGAATTCAATCGTGGAGGCCGTTGTCAAGACTCACACTGCCGCGCCTCCCTATCTTCTGGACGGGGTGAAAGCACAAGCCGGGGACTATGAGGCAACCTTGATTGAAGGCGTGAAGGGAGCCGTGCAGATCACAATGAAGCAAGATACGCTGAGGGTAGTTTCCGTCAAGGCGGACGATTCGCCCGTGGTGGTGTGCTCCCTTGTGCCGGAAGACAGCGCGGAGGGAAGGAAGCAGCTGAATCCGCATGTCCGGGGAGTCTATGACGACCCTCGGGTGGTGCTGGCGAAGGTGTGGGAGGAAGACTATCGCCCCATACTTCGATATTACAGCTCAAAGGATGACAGCCTCCCCGGCTTCACGCTCGAATACATTCCTTACCCCGTCATCGAAGACTCGATGATACTGATCTCCCACCGCATGGAGCATGCCGTGCTCAACGAGCTTGCGGCAATGGTGCTGGAGTCGTTCAATGAAAATGAGAAGGCTGGCCTTTATCGCAGCAAGTCAAGAGAACATATGAACTTATGATAAGCAGAACGCCGTGAGAAACATACGAATAGGAAAAGACTTTAATGTCATATGGTCGGTCTTCAAAATCGAGGACGGAGGGCGTTTCCCGTACAATCTCGAGGGAAAGGATCTGCGTCTTGTGATATCTACGCCTTTGAGAAGGGAGGACGCCAGAGGCTGGAAGGTTGAAGGCAACAGGATAAAGTGGACATTCAGAGGACGCGACCAGAGACAGCTCGGCCGCTATCAGCTGGTGCTGCTCGAGAATGAAGGGTTCGACGGGATGGTGACCGTTGACACCGGAGACGCCTTCTGCCTGGTCGCATCCTCTCGCCAAGAGAAAGGAGCGGACGACAAGGACATAGTCATTGAGGATGTGAGGCTGGAGAGCGACATCGCCCTGGCTCCCAACTACGATGACACCGAGATCAGGAAGCGTCTCTCCGAATTGGAAGACGGCCTCAAGACGCTGGGCAGAACCATTCCGACCAGGACCTCAGAGCTTGCCAATGACAGCGGCTTCGTATCCTCAGGCGAACTGAAGACGATCAATGGAGAATCCATCCTCGGAGAAGGTGATCTGGTCATCGAAGGAGGAAGCGGAGGATTCACATGGATAGATGTCTAGTAGTATAGTGTAACAATTAAACAAAAATCGCATGGCTAATTTTTTCAGAGGCCCTTATGCTTCGTATGTGCAGAGCATTCACGGTGAAGGCATATACTTCGCAATCGACAAGGGCATTATCAAGATGAACGGCAAGGACTACATCGGTCCGCTTGCCGAGTCTACAGCAGTTAAGGACATTGCCCTTAACGCAGACGGTGACAAGTTCATCATCACATTCCTTGACGGCACCACCTCAGAGATCGAGGCGGCGTCAAGCGAGTACGAGTCTGCTATAGCGGACAAGAACCTCACGACCCCAAGCGCGGTGGGCGGCATCGCAAAGGGAACGAAGGTGTCTGCCCTTGAGGGAAAGACGTTCAGCGAGATGTTCGACGACCTTCTTTTCCCGACTGTCAATCCTACATTCACAGCTCCTTCCGCAAGCATTGCATGGAAGAACTATGCAACGGTGCAGGAAGTGGGTTCTGATGGCCCTACTTCGGAAAACTTCACAACTGGTTACAACGCAGGTGCAATCAACCTCAATGGTGTGAAGCAGGCCAACCGAGGCGGTGCTCACGACGCAGCAAACTCATTCATCTATGTGAATGGTGATGCTGCCAACAAGACACTTCCTGCAACGCTCGCACTTGGAGCGACTAAGTTCAAGTATCGTGCGGCTTTCGGAGAAGGCCCACAGCCTAAGAACAACAAGGGCGGTGACTATGGTTCTCCTCTCGCAGCAGGCACGGTTGATTCGGCAGAGATCTCAGTGAACGGAACATTCCCTTGGTATGCTTCCACAGCTACCGCAGGCGTTCTGACGAAGCAGAGCCTTGTGGCTTGGAACGCTACCGCAGGTGCAATGTCAAGCGGAGAGTTCACGGTTCAGCCACACACGGCAGCAGCACCTCAGATGTTCAAGCTCCCAAGAAAGGCGGCATCGCTGCAGATGTACAACACCGTGGCGGGCAAGTTCGAGACAGTTGCTTTGAGCGACTGGACTGAAACATCTGCATCGGAGTCTGTAAATGGCGTGTCGCAGACCTACTACACCTACACGTACAATGGCTCTGCAAGAGGTTCAGTAAAACTCATCGTTAAATTCTAAGAAGTATGGCAAGAGATAAAGGACAATTTACATTTGCCGCCAACTTCGAGGTGAAGAAGGCGGAACTGCTCGACCCTCGCGGAAGCGTGGCGACCAAGGCCGAGCTCATTTCAAAAGAGACATGGCCTTATGATGATGACACCATCTATATGAAGAAAGGCATGCGTGTCACCGTGGAGGAAGAGAATGCGGTGTACATGCTTGTCGACTATGACAAGATCCTTGCGACCGACTACAGCGGATGGCTTCGTATAGATGCGGGTAATGTAGTGCAGGTAGAGGTTGTAGACAACCTTACTTCTGATGCAGCCGACAAGGCCCTCTCTGCAAAGCAGGGTAAGGCCCTCAAGGAAGAGATGGATAAAAAGGCCGATCTTGACGAGCTTGGCAAGATCGTGACCTCCCAGCTTCCTGACTATATTCTCGGTCAAGTTCTGTTCGGAGGAAAGACGGAGACGTTGAGCGGAAGCAATCTCGGCATACGCCCGTCAACGGCTTTCACTGACAAGTACCCTGGCATAAGCTCTCTTGGACCGGGCGAAAGCTCAATGTTCGAAGGCGTATACTTCATCGTTGGAAGCAACGTGGAGTTCGCCGGTCTTACTCTTAATGTGGGTGACTGGATCATCTCCACTGGAGAAGGCTGGGAGAAGATCGATAACACAGACGCGGTGTCTTCTGTCGCTGACCTTACAGGAGCGATAACTGCGGCAGCTCTCGCGGGAAAGCTGGCTGAGGATGGAACGCTCGCCAAGTCCGAGGACCTGAAGGGGCTTCTCAAAGACGCCGCAGTCGGAACGTACCTGTCAATGACGGTGGACGAGGAGACAGGCAAGCTCGAATCGATCGGCACTTCAGCGGAGTTCGGAAGCCTGGTGCTGAAAATCACGCAGGCTGATAGTCGGTCTAAGACCAATAAGGATTCCATTGATTCTCTTGCCATAACGGTAGGAAACATCAATCTTACCCTTAATGGTAACGATGACGATACTGATGATATTCCAAATCAGCTTGGCCTCGTTGGCCGTCTTGAGGCCGTGGAGGAACTGATTGGCGAGCCTACAGATGAGGACAAGACGCAGACAATGCTCTCTCGCTTGAACGCATTGGAGGAGCTTGTCACTGGCGGTGACAGTGGCGAGGGCGAGGGAGACCAGACCCTTCTCCAGAAGGTGAATCAGAACACCCTTGACATCACGGCCCTTGAGACCACCGTATATGGTGCGGACAACAAGAGCGGTCTTGTGAAGGCGGTCGAGACCCTTAACGGAGATTCGAGCGTAGTGGGTTCAGTAGACTATAAAATCGACCAGGCGTTTGCCTGGACGGAAGTAGAGTAATAACAACGGAGGGTGCTTCGGCATCCTCCATAAATCATAAGAAGAATATATGGCAAAAATGACAGGTTTTAAAGTCTTCAATGGCACAAAGTCAGCCTTTGAAGCAAAGGCGTCTCAGTACGCAGATGCAATAGTATTCATCAGCGGAGGAGCTGATTCCAAGGGGAGCTGCATATACGCGCAGGGAATGTACTTCGGAAACTTCGCAGAGTTCCTTGCGGCAATCAACTTCGTCAAGGGTATCAACGTAGACGGTCAGTCATACAATGCAGCTGCTGGCGGAGGTTATGTGGCATTCAGCGCAGCAGACCCTACAACCGTAGCAGTCAATGCGGGTCAGAACGGAGTTCAGATTGGACTCACTTCTGCTTTCGTGTCTAAGGTCAACAGTACAGCTTCCGACCTCGGAAGCAAGGGTGATGCAGCAAGCTCGGAGGGTTCTGCATTCGCCAGAATCGCAAACCTTGCTCAGTTGGTGTCAGACCTTACTGGAGGTTCGGTTGATTCTATCGAAGGTCAGATTACAAAGGCGATTGATGCTCTCCGCACCGAGATTGTAGGAACTCTTGATGATGCAGATGCAAAGACTCTATCTGCAATCAATGATGAGCTTGACGGTCTTGACGGCAAGGTGAAGGCTCTTGAAGAGGCTGGCTTCATCAAGATAGGTGATGTTCTGAATGAATTGAATAATCTTAGCGGAAATGTTGAAGACGGAAATTTAGTTCAGGTAAACGTTGTTACTCAAGGCGGTGAGGTATCAAGCGTATCAGTCAATGAAACTAATCTTGAATCCGCCCTCGCAAACAAGGCCAGCCTTGACGAATCGGGCAAGATTCTCGCGTCTGAGCTGCCTGATTACGTTCTCGGACAGGTGATGTTCGGAGGACTGATACATCCTAACAACTCGATAACCCCTTCGTCTAACTTCATAAGCAAATACGGAAACATTACAAGTCTGTCCGCAAGCGATGCATCCCAATATAGCGGAGTGTACTTCATCGTCGGTAACGATGTTTTAAATATTACCATTGTCGGGGTTTCTCAGGTGTCCACAGGTGACTGGATTATCTCTACAGGAGAAAGCTGGAAGAAAGTGGATAACACCGACGCGGTGTCCTCGGTTGCGGGTCTCAACGGTGTCATCACCGCTTCCGCTCTCGCACAGAAGCTCGCGGAGACAGGAGATGCAAACGAGCTTGCCCTCAAGAGCGAGGTGGATGCAGTAGAGGTGACCGCATCTGGAGACGACACTCTCATCACCGCTTCCGTAAGCAACAAGAGGGCGGTGTCGGTAGCTCCTACATCCAAGCTCACAGAGGCTGTCGGAAAGGCTGAGACAGCTTATCAGAAGCCAAGCACAGGTATTCCTGTTGCAGACCTCGCATCAGGTGTTCAAACATCACTCGGCAAAGCGGATACGGCATATCAGAAGCCTTCTGCGGGCATTCCTAAGACAGACCTTGCAAGCGCGGTTCAGACCTCTCTCGGCAAGGCGGATGCTGCCGCACCTCAGGCGACAACCTATACCAAGGCTGAGGTAGACGCAATGTGGGAGTGGGAGGTAATCTCCTAACTCTCTGTTAGTGTAGTGTAACGATGGGGCGGGAATCGCTCTCGCCCCTTATAATAAGAGAAACAATATGGCAATAGAGAAAAAACTAATTTGTTTCGCTCGGCTGGCTGAGTTCGAGAGACAGCTCGCCGCAGGAAATATCTTGGATTACAGCATTATTCTAATCCAAGATGCCAAGAAGATATACAACAGGGGTACTTACTATGACTGCAACAATGTAATCCCTGACTGGAATGCAGGAGAAGGAGAAGAAGGGTACATCAAGAACAGGACGCATTTCAGAATCAAGGGCGAGCTCATTGCGACTCTTGACGCTGGTGATGGAGGTACTGTCGTTTTAAACGGAGCACTTCCATTTCTCATCGAAAACACATCTATGTCGGAGGGTCATAGTAATTTTAGGGAAGTCATAGTTAGTAAATTGGACACAGAATTTGAGGTTCCAAGTATCGGCCCAAGTATTAAGGCCAAGATAACATATGACGGTACAAATTATATATACGAGCAGCTAACTACTTATGGCATATCAAATATTTTAAACTTCCATCAAAGTGCCGTAGCACCATTGCAAGATTGGGCCATCCCAGATACGATAGTCCGCAAGACCGACCTCGCCACCAAAACCTCTCAGCTCGAAAACGATTCGAACTTCGTATCTTCTGACGGATTGAAGACGATTAACAATCAGTCTTTGCTCGGCATCGGCAACATAGAGATTGAAAGCGGCGGCGAGGAGAATGTTCAGTCAGACTGGAATGTAACGGACACATCATCGGATGCTTATATAAAGAATAAGCCCACGATTCCTACAAAGACTTCTCAGCTTACCAATGACAGCAACTTCTTGGATAAGGATACTGCTGATGGAAGTTATGTGGCTTTTGAGAAATTTGGAGAAATTGACTTTGTTGCACAAGTCAAAGCATTTGATGATAGACTTATTATATACGCCCTTCCTACTTCTGCTACAGGTGACGAGGATGATGTTATTGCGACGAGGGAGACGCTTAAAACTATCAACGGTGAGAGTATCGTGGGTAGCGGAGATATTGAGATTGGTGGTGGCGGAGTTTCAGAAGACTATGTAAATACGGCCATTGCGAATGCAATAACAACAACATTAAATACTGCGGTATAATATGGCAAAGAATAATAACTTAACGGATTTTTTGACGGATGTAGCTAACGCTATCCGTTCAAAAAAGGGTACGACTGCGAAGATTAATCCGCAGGATTTTTCAAGTGAGATTGCGAGCATATCCACAGGTGGTGGAGGAGGAAGCACAGGTGGTGCTGTATCAAAAAGCGATGTCAATTTCTATGACTACGATGGTACACTTCTTCATTCCTATTCCAAGTCAGCATTCCTTGCCTTATCTGCATTGCCCGACCTTCCTACAAGAGAAGGCTTAACTTGTCAAGGCTGGAATTACACCCTTGCGAAAGCAAAGGAGTATGTCACTTCTTATGATGTCTTGGATATAGGCACGACATACATTACCGATGATGGCAAGACAAGGCTTTATATAAGGATTGCCGCCGAGGGAAGAATGACCGTTCCTCTTTACTTCTCGCAGACTGCTGCTAATGGAGTAACTATTGATTGGGGAGATGGAAGTGCAACGCAAACACTGAGTGGTACGGGAAATGTGAATACTACTCACACCTATGCTGAGGTCGGAGAGTACACTATCAGTCTCAATCCTTCAAGTGGATGTACATTGGGATTAGGACACGGTTCTTCTTCCTATTGCGTAATGGGCAGCACAGCAAATGCTGGAAGAGTGTATTGTAATATGCTCCAAAAGGTTGAGATAGGAAGTGGCGTTACAAGCATTGAAAGTTACGCATTCTACTACTGCTATTCTCTTGCTTCGGTAGTGATTCCAAGTGGCGTTACAAGCATTGGAAGTTACGCATTCTACTGCTGCTATTCTCTTGCTTCGGTAGTGATTCCAAGTGGCGTTACAAGCATTGAAAGTTACGCATTTGGCATCTGCTATTCTCTTGCTTCGGTAGTGATTCCAAGTAGTGTTACAAGCATTGAAAGTTACGCATTTGGCAACTGCTATTCTCTTGCTTCGGTAGTGATTCCAAGTGGCGTTACAAGCATTGGAAGTTACGCATTTGGCTACTGCTATTCTCTTGCTTCGGTAGTGATTCCAAGTGGCGTTACAAGCATTGGAAGTTACGCATTTGGCTACTGCCAAGGAATGGCCTTTTATGACTTCCGTGCGGCAACAGCGGTGCCTACATTATCTAACACTAAAGCATTTAATAGTATTCCTTCGGACTGCAAGATAGTAGTGCCCGATTCTCTTTACGACACTTGGATAGCGGCTACGAACTGGAGTACCTATGCAAGCCGGATAGTGAAGGCAAGCGAGTTTAACGGATAAAAGGTGAAGATATGATAAAGAAAGAACATTATAAGACAAGGGAAGATGGTGTTGAACTTTATCGCACCTATTCCGACACAGACCATTTAATCAAGAAGGTATCAGACGGTGTTACTTATGGTGATGCTATTGATGTTTCCGAAAATGAGGAGTACGAAGAAGTGGATGGTTATGTTGACCTTGAAGGGCCAGATTCCTATGAAGAAATCCTTGAGGTTACGGAGAAGTCTGAGACCATTGCGAGGAAGATTAACCGACTAAACCTTTCTAATAACGAGGCTCTTTCCGTCAAGGGTCTATACCCGAAGTGGGAGGACAAGGTAGATTGCACCATTGAGGTTGGCTTCATCACCTTGTACGATGGCAATCTTTGGCGGGCAAGGCAGACGCATACCGCACTTGAAATCTATCCTCCGAGCATAAACACGGCTTCGTTGTATGAGGTTATAGTAGAGGAACACGAGGGAACAATGGAAGACCCTATCCCGTACACTCCGCCGATGGAGATATATGCCGATAAGTATTACACTCAGTTCGATGTGCTGTACAAGTGTACGAGGGACAGCGGCATCGCGTTGAGCCATGACCTCTTCGACCTCAGAGGAAGCTATGTCGAACTGATAGAAAGGTGATTATGAAAGCGGAGGTTAAATTAGCATTGATAGCGGTAGGCTCTGTCATCTTGGCGGGGCTTGCCGCAGCGTTCATACCGCAGCCATACGGTTCTGCTGCGGCAGGAGTGATAGGCGTATGCGGAGGACTGTGGATTCGCTCTCACTTCGACAACTTAAAGGGGGTCTGACATGAAAAAGGTTAAAAACATCTTATTGTACATTTGGTGTCTACCACAAAATCTTCTCGGTTTGTTGTTCCTCCTCTTCATCCGAGGGGAGATTAAGCATAAATTGGGAGGAATAGATTTCTACTACTCCAAGACCTTTTACGGAGGAATATCCCTCGGAAAGTACATCATCCTATGCTCGAAGAGAGAGAAGTCGGTAAGGCACGAGTACGGACACTGCATCCAGTCTCGGATGCTCGGCCCTCTGTATCTCCTTGTGGTGGGCCTTCCGAGCATCATGCATGCCGCGCTGTGCAAGTGCAGGGGACACTCTTACTACGACTTCTGGTGCGAACGATGGGCTGACAAGCTCGGAGGAGCGAGGAGATGACCGTTAATTATATTCTTTAAGGGACAAGATAGACCTTGTCCCTTATTTTTTATTCTCTTCTTTGTGAAAAATTTAGCGATGGACTGGGGAAGTATAACACAATTGATAGTTACCTTTCTTTTTGGCGGAGGCATATTGACCTTCGTCACGTTGAAGGACAAGAAGACTGAGGCGATCCTCAGCAACATGCAGAAGGTCATTGATGAGCAGAGGGAGATGATGAAGCACAAGAAGGAGATGTATGAGTCCATTCTTGCAGAGAAGAATGCAGAAATTGCCGAGCTACATGCCAATGAGTCCAAGGCTGAGGAGAAGATAGAGAGGAAGGATGAAAAGATCGAGGAACTCTACAAGATCAATAGCGGACTGAGACGAATTCTCGATGAGGCAAATACTGCCAAGGCTGTGGCGGAGATATTTTTCTGTGACATCCTCGGCTGCGGAAAGAGAAATCCTCCCTTGAACAGCAAGGCTCCCAGCTGTAAGGACTGCTCTCATTCGGAACTGATTCAGGAACAGGAAAGCTACGAAAAGATTAGATGATATGTCAAGAGCGATTTATGAGACAAAGGATAGGCAGCTGATTCCGTTGGATGACATCCAGCACATCAATGCAAGAACCAACGAGGCACTGAAGGAAGGGTATCAGACATTGACCATTCTTTACAAGGATGGTTTGAAAGTTACTATTCCGGCAAGCGAATATGATAACCTGTACAGATGTTGGGAGGCAAGGAGAAATGGGAACCATAAGTAAGAACTTCAGCTATCACGAATTCGAGGCAAGTTCGGTGGCTAAGGAGAAGAGGATAGACAATACCATCAAGGACTGGCGAGTCCGTGATGCCCTCAAGAACCTTGTGAACAGATTGCTTCAGCCAGTGCGTGATTATCTAGATGCTCGCATGAATGTGAGTTCTGGATATAGGTGTCCGGAACTTAATGAGGAGGTCGGAGGGTCAGCCACAAGTCAGCATCCATTGGGAGAGGCTGCCGATGTATGGTGTCCGGTCTATACACCATATCAGATAGCGAGTGCAGTCATTGAGCTTGGACTTGAGTTCGACCAGATGATCCTGTATCCTGGCTTTCTTCACTTGAGTTGCAAACTCGAAGGCAAGCAGAGGAAACAGGTCCTTTATAATAAAAGTTATAAAGGAGAAAGATTGGAAAGCAAGTAATTTTGATGCGCCCCATTGTCATACATAGTTCTATCTTTGTATTAGGCATTCTCATAGGAGTATGCCTGTCTCATTTATTGGGAAGAACGGCGAAGACGGATGAAGGGGTGATGCTGCCGGAAACTGACACAACTGAGGTCTGCGACACATCTATGCACAAGAATGAAGAGATAGAGCAGGATAGGGTCGGAGATGCGGAAACCAAATACATTTATAAGTACATCCCTTCTCCTGCAGACACAATGAGGATTCATGATACCTTGTACGTGGAGATGCAGAGGCAGAGGTATCATGCCAGCACCGATGATGTTGAGATATGGTACTCGGGTATTGATGCCCGCATAGACTCGCTGCAGAACATAAGAAGGACTCAGCGCATCGTCAACACCTATAGGGAGCAGGCGAAGAAGAACCTTCTTGCGCTGTATGGCGAAGCAGGTTACTTCAACGGACCGAGCGCAGTGGCTGGAGTCAAGTACCTCTATCATCCGAAGCCGTGGATCGGCATAGGAGCAAAGGCGGAAAGAGACTTCATCCAAGACATCAACGCGCTCATGATAACGGCCGAGATTGACTTCAGGTGGTAAACTTATTTAGAATAATTCCATATGAGTAAGAAGGTAAGGACAACAAAAGTTCAGCCGAGGACAACGGGTGGCGCAGTAGCCCCTGCGCGGCAGGCTGTGGTTCAGCCGAGAACCAGGTCGTATTCTCCAAGAAGGCAGGAGGGAATGAAGAGCGGAACAAGAAGAACAAAGGCGGCATCAGTCGCACTGTATTCTCCGTATGTCGAAGTCACTACACACAGAAGAAATGCAAAGAAATAACATACAGGCTTTCGTAATGATCCTGAAGAAGGTGACGCATATCGTGAAGGTCACTCCATTTGTCAGTGTCTTTTTCTGCTTGCTGACCATAAGCGGTTATTTCTATATGCCGGAGAAGGTCATTCGGATTATGGACATGCTGGTCTATTCCTCACCATTCCATATAGGAGTGCTTCTCCTCTTATCCCGCAGGCTGATGCTCTGCAGATGGCATCGTCTTCAGTGCGTCCTTCCCATGGTTGCGGCAATCCCGTCAGTGATTGACAGGACACTCTATAGATTTTCTCCATTGGCAGCAGACATAAACATCGTCATTATGATGGTGCTGTTTGCCACCTCTCTTGTGAATGCTTATTTTGTGTTTGTTAAACCGGCAATGCGATGAAAGATTTTATATTGGATGTGCTTGACTTCCTTCGAGGGGAGGTCGTGAATGACCGATGCACGACAGAGCAGATGCAGAGGATCGCTGATTTTGCAAAAGAGGAGCTTCACTGCCAGGCTACCGTTGACGATCTTGCAAAATTCTATGGACAGTCAAGGAACAACGTGAGCAATGTAATTTCACGAAGACCGATACCAAAGGACAAGAAACCTCAAAGAAGAGTCCTCTATGACTTCGGATGGTTTGCTACGCTTGTCCCTCCATCTTGGCGTGAGAAAAGAAGAAAGAAATGAATGTCACCTAAAGGGTGGCATTTTTTGTTTTTACAACATAGATGTAATTGATTCTCTGCATGTTATATAAAAGATGTTGCAGAATGGTTTAAGGACATTTGAATGCTGAATTTTGTGTTGCGGTTAATGGTGACCGTAACACTAAAATTTTTATCAAATGTCAGATTCAACAAAAACTATTGTGTTTGATGGAGCAGGAAGTTCCAACAACATGTTTGACCCCAACTACCTTCTCGGTATGATGATGGGTAATGGAGGTTTCGGCGGCGGCTTCGGTGGCGGAAACTGGATTTGGGTATTGTTCCTCATCGCTCTCTTCGGAGGCAACTGGGGAGGATTTGGCGGATGGGGCGGCAACGGCTTCGGCTTCGGAGGCAACGGAGCAGGCTTCCTTTCTAACCAGATCAACGAGGATACCGGAAGACAGCTTGTAATGCAGGCCATCAACGGAAACCGTGATGCCATCGCTCAGCTGTCATCTGCTCTCAACTGCACTGCAGGAGACATTCAGACAGCTCTCGCTTCTATCCAGGGAAAGATATGCGATGTCGCAAATCAGGTGGGCATGTCTTCACTCCAGGTTATCAATGCAATCGACAGAGGCGATTCCGCCCTTGCTTCTCAGCTTGCTTCTTGCTGCTGCGACCTCAAGGGAGCCATCAAGGATGTTGCCATCGGTCAGGAGCGCGGATTCGCAAGTGTCGCTTACGAGACTCAGCGTCAGACCTGTGACATCGAGAAGGCTATCGCAGCTTCGACCTCGCAGATCCTCGAGGGTCAGAGAGCCGCAGAGATGCGCGAACTTCAGGACAAGATCGATGCTCTCCGTGAGAAGAACGCGCAGCAGGCTGTTGTGCTGAACAACGCACAGCAGACAAGTCAGTTCGCCGCAATGCTTGCCCCTATCGCAGCAGACCTTGCCGAGCTGAAGTGCAATCAGGTCCCAGTGAAGAAGATAGCCTGCCCTGAGACTTACGTGCCGGTGAACAACTCTATCAACGCAACGTATGGCCTTGTCCCTACATATTGCGGTTGCGGTTACGGCGCAGGCTACGGATATGGTTTCCCAGGCTGGAACAATGGCGGCTCGCTCTGGGGATAGTCGTGATTACTAACTTTTCAAAAAGGAGGTAGTTATGATTTTACCAGCATACATCAATGTCAATCGTAGTGGCATACCTGCGCTCCGCAGTCTGTCGGTAGCCGTCACTGCCACTCAGGTGTCATTCGACTTCAACAACCATCGCAACGTAGGTGCTCCGTTCCGCGGACTCCTGGTAATCAATCTTGCCCAGGCTATCCCGGCAGGAACAACGGAAACTCTGCCGATTGTGTTCACCTCGGACGGCGGAAACGCTCAGCCTCTCACCACCTTCAACGGAGATCCGGTGACCGCGGCTGAGATTGCCGGAACAGGCATCTACCTCGCGTGGTATGAAAGCCAGACCGACACACTCCAGCTCTTGACTGGAGCACTATAATCACATTATTAATATTAGAAGGATATGTTTCAGAATCTCAGAGAAAACAGCTTAGTATACATTCTCCATAAGGATGCAACTCCATACATAGAGACGGGTTCGGTTGTCCGCGTCTCTTCACCCATGCCGAAGTTCCCTGTACCGCAGACCTTCGGTCAGCCGCAGGAGATGACGGTGGACATTGTCATCCGCGTTGGTGGCAATGAAATAACACTGCAGAAACTCCCTGCGTCAAGTGATGTGGCAAACACATCTTCGGGAGGGAACGTGACTATCGCGGCAAGCCGTGATGCTATGAATGCAGAGGTCAGCCTCATGAAGCAGAGGAGTGTCGACATCATCTCCAGCGTGGACTACCACAGGGGATTGGTCGAAGGGTATGACAAGATACTTCTTCAGCTCAACCCCGAGTTCGCTGAAAAGCAGAGACAGCAGGAGGAGATCAGCACGCTCAAGATGCAGATGGGCGAGATGGCCAAGAACATGAACGCCCTGATGGAGATCATCAGGCAGCAGTCTCAGGATTCTGAAGCATCCCCTTCTCCAAAGAAAAAGTAATTATGAGCAGAGTTTGGGAAATTATCGAAAGCAGTCGCTCACACGGCCAGGAAGAGAAGATCACTAAGGCCTATGAGTGCGGATATGAGGAAGGATACGAGGACGCCATGAAGGACCTTCAGTCACAGATGGGCGAGCGTTCCTACCGCATCAATGACCAGTACACCGGGAAGAATCCTGGCGAATGGCCGGAGCCTATGTCTCAGCGCGGCGGTTCCATGGATTACCGCCATGAGGCTGGCTACAGGGAGCCTATGGACTACCGCACGGCAATGCGCATGCGCATGAACGAGCGCAGAAGGCGTGACTCTATGGGCCGATTCGTTTAGCAGCAGGCGGGGGCGGAGGCCCCTGCTTGCATAACCTTTTAACAATGACGGATATGTGCAAGAAAAGACTTGATATAAGGGACCGTTTCCCTGCAGGAATGGAAGAATACCTTTCTACATATGGATGGCATTTCAACAAGGGCCTGTGTGACTATGCCGTATCCCGCATGAAGAAAGAGGATTCCTCCGGCAAGGAGGTCAGGCATGAGCCGATCTCCAAGGAAAAGGTGGAGGAGATACTCAGGAAGTACGGCGTGGATGTGACCAAATTTGTCGGCTACGACCATGTCTACGTGATGAACATGGCGAAGTCAGACTTCTTCGAGGACGAGGCCAACCTCGCCAGGTACACCAAGAAGTACCTCTGCGATGTCGATGGATATGACGAGATAGCTCTCACCCGCTATTACGCCGACTGCATCGGCAAGGGCGAGGTCATCCCGTGGGAAGATGTGTATTGATATGGAAAGGGCGTTCATCAGGTTTCCCGAATGGAGGTGGGAATGCACCGTCTTCTATGACACATCTGCCGAAGATCTTGTCGAAGTGCTCCATGCCCTTCAGAACATAGGGTGCAGCAGGATGCATTTCTTCAGGGCGAAGGCTGCGCTGATGTCCGACCGTCCCGACACGGGGCTTACCTTCACTTCGTTTGAGAGAAGGGCTTCGGTGATGGTCATCAGCCGGACCACAGGCCCGGAGCAGTTCCAGAATACCTTTGACCATGAGAAGGGTCACCTGGCAAGACACATATGCCTGGCAGATGGGATAGACCCATACGGTGAAGAGGCGCAGTATCTTGCAGGAGACATCGGGCAGAGGATGTTCCGCACCGCAAAGAAATATATCTGCGAGTGCTGACAAAGATAGACCTGAAATCGGGTCTATCTTTCTTTTATTTGCCATATGAAGACATATACATTAGACACTGCAACAGTTCTTCCTCTCATCAGGGAAGAGATTTCAAGGACGGCTTCCGATGCATATGATGACAGCGGCGCATCCTTGTATGACGCCATCGTTGCCAAGTCGCGTGACGATGGAACCTTGTCAAGGCACATGAATGATGCGATGATGACCATCGTGTCACGCTTTTCCGAGATAGCGACCATTTCGGATGATGTCATTTCCTTCGACATACCTACGGCACGCACCCATAGCGAAGAAACCTTGAAGGCGGCAGCCGACAGGTATGTGACATTATATGTATGCGCAGCATGGATGATGGAGAAGCATAAGCTGAAGGCGGAGGACTACGCCACAAGGGCATCGGATGCGCTGACCAAACTGGAGAGGCTTCTGTATGAGAAGTTGCCTCCTGTAAGACCAACCCACATAGAAGACTGACGATATGAATGCAAGGATTATACTGCACAAGGACCAGGTCCTTCATGGCATAGAGACGCTGGCATACAAGTTCTCGGAAGCAGCAGGTCTTGAACCGAAGCAGAAGAACGTAGTGGCTGCAGATCATAATGAGAACCTTGATGCCGACATCCTGTCGAGGATGATGGATCTTCGTGACGCACGATTGAGGAAAAGGCTTCGTTTCGTGTTGTCAAGAACTGACAACAATGTGGCGTGCGACAAGCCCAACACGGGAAGCGAGTTCGTTTACGACATGCTCCTGGAAGGCGTAGACGGCAATGACCTGGAATCGGCCAAGACCCTCATGCACGAGTACATGGTGCGCGGTTCGCTCCGAGACTGGTATCTGCAGCTCGGTATCCAGACGGCCATCACCACCGAGGAGGTGGACAGGATGGAGGAGGACATCGTATCGATATTCAGAGGCAAGAGTTTCATCAAGGTTCCGATGCAGCCCTTCGGACCTAAAAAGAAGTATTACTGATCATGGCGCGACAAAAAGGAGACGGACTGGGAAGGATAGGAGGAAGAAAGAAGGGTACGCCCAACAAGGACAACGCTCCTTTCCGAAAGCTGATGGCGGACTTCTGCCATGAGAACTACGAGGATTTCTGCGAGACCTACAAGAGGATACTCAATCCCAAGGAGAGGGCGGAGATGTACCTGAAGGCGATGTCCTTCGT